ACCTATTTCTTCCCCAAGGTCTTTATCATCGGTAACAATGTAAAGCCCGTTGCTACTCGTATCACGCTTATTATCATACTTTCGTGTTTCGATAATCGTTCCGCCGTTTGCTTTGTAGACTTTTAAGTTAAATCCGTTTGCATCGACAGACCTGCCAACTTCTACCATCGCTTGTGCGCCAATCATACCAGTGCCCATTTTTATGTTCCTTGATTCTTTATAGTTGACAGCTTCTTCGTACCTATCCTTATTTTCCCACATGTCACGGACTTTGCCGTACAACCATTTATCAAAAATATTCATTTGATTATTTCGTCTTTGCCATATTGATCCCAACTTGTGAAGCGATCTCTTCCGAGTAGGTCATGCAGGTTATGGCACCAAACCCCATGATTAGTTGCATCAAAATCCTTGTCGTCAATCTTTAGTGTAGCATTATATCCTAGCTGTGAGAGATAGGGAATCTTTACACTGATCTGAGGAATAAACTTTCTATTCTCAACAAGGCCGCTTTCTAATAGACCTTCGACCTGAGCAACGTCTAAGTCTAAGGTACACCAGTAACCTGCATCGAGGCATTCTTCGATCATGTATTCCCATTCACCCCAACCGTCAGCATCGTTGACAGCTAACTTAGGAAAACTCTGGTTAGCACCGAAATAGATATGTTTAATGCGCCTAGACTCGTCGAGAAGGGGTTGTGTGTCGTTAGCGATGTGCAAAATAATCGCTGGATCTTGAACTCCTACTACAAACAGAGTCTTCATTTTATATGCAGGAGTATGTTCTACTTCTACACCTACAAAGAAGGAGGCGGTGTCAGTGATACCTGTTGAGTAATCGCGCTTCATAGTTCGAATCCGTTTTCTCTGGCTAGTTGATTTTCGGTTTGAATAGGAAGTCCTGAGTCAGCTGACGCAAAAACTTTCTGTTCTTCGTATATTTTATTGATTTCTTCTCTAGAACGCAAGACCACTTCTCGAATAAAATCACCATTTTCGCTGCAGAGGGTAACTTCAAACGGTGCGTAAATATGGACGGCACTATCTTCTTCTTGCCAATCGTGTTCACCATCAAACAACCATCCAGCACCACCGTTATAGTATTCTTCTCGGATAGCTTCTTGTTCTTCAACGGTGATATCTTCGCTGAACTCAAAATCTATGCTGATACTGTCATCGAACTCGCAGCCCCATCCTGGTTGTGTTTTGGCATATGCAACCGGATCATCAGATCGGGGAAGATTGACGTCCATGTCTCCCTCGACGAATCCTTGCCCCCAACGGAAAGTTTCGTCCATATTGAACCAGCTTATAGTTCCATCTGAGTTTTCACGAAACATCTCGACGTGATAGACAATGCTTTTCTTTTCGAGTGGTTTGATCAGATATACTTGATCCATTTTAGTCTTTCTTAAAGAGATTTTTGATTGATTTTAGAAGATTATAGAATCGCAATGAATGTGGATTGAAATAAGGTGGATGGTTTGGACAGCGTCCTTGATTCCAATCACAAGTTATGCTGTATGTTTTACCGCAGGTTGTGCATTTGTCAGTCATTATCTTCCTGATAACGTTTTTGCTTATCTTTCATTATAGAGATTTCATCCTTTAAATGCAACCTCTGTTTCTTCAAAGTTTCAAGTTCTAGGTCGTTAAAGACGCCTGTTCTTTCCAAATTGTCGATCTTTTTGTTGAGCATACTGTGTGTTTCTTCGAGATGTTTGATTCTGAGTTCATACATGTGTTACTCCTGTGTAAGTTCGGTTTCTAAAGCACGTAAATCGTCATCATCCTGTTGATCAAAGTTTTCAGGATCAGTTTTTTTGGCATCACCCCAATCAAACAAGTTATTAAACTCGTTATCAGCAGGACCACCTTGTAGTCGAGCACCTTCGAGACTCTTTAAGAATCCACCGGCATTATTGATAAGATCAAATGCTTCTGTTTTATCTTTAGTATTAAACAGTTCTTCGATGAATGTGCCGAAATAAAGGATCTTTCTAGGAACCCATTCGCTTAACTCGATCTCTTTCTTGCCTTCGAGACCCCAGTTACGCCAATCTGGTTTGAATCTAGTGCATTCGATATCCATTAACTGTTGAGCACGTTGTACTGCCTTGATATGACATTCTACATTATGACCCATCATTAGAGCATATGCAAAACTATCCCAACTAGTCTTACCTTCTTTGCCAAGTTTGTTTAGCATACCGGGAGCCATATAGCAGATATCCCCCATTGTTAATCTGCTACCAAACTCGCTTTCAAAAGGAAACGGAATATCGCTGCCTGCTAGTGCCTTATTATCAGGAGCCTTGTCCATGATTACTGACCAACGCTTGTTAAGATGTTGTGCATTAGTGTAAACAAGGCCGTGAGCTGTAGCAATAAATGGACTAGCGCAGTCAAAGCTAATAGTCAGTTCTGGATTGATGTGCTTACGGATTTGACGTTGGATCTGTGTTAGGTAACAACTCCAGTCTAACTGTGCTGTACCCAGGAAGTGGATCCAGTTCTTACCGGTTAACATTCCTTCGTCACGCATCACCATCAAACGTTTGAGGGTAATGTCCATCTTGCACATGTTGGCACCACCAAAGGCCCATCCTTCTGCTTCTTTACCAGCATAGGGGCCATTAGGATCGCTAAACTCTTTAACACCTTCGTACCATTGTTGTGCAGTATCCCAGTCACCACCTTGAAGCACATTAAGCCATTTAGTTTGCCCTAGGCGATTATCAAGGAAATATTTGTTATTGAAGCGAGTCTTTTCTAGACAGTCTTCAAAAGTCTTTAGCCCAGTCTTTGGACTGTGAATGTGGTCACACGCCCAAGTCGGAACGTCCAGCATCATAGACCAGTCAGCAGTTAGTTCTAACCACTCAAGAATCTTTTTACGAGTCTTGTTAGCTTCTGCACCTTCGAAGTTCAACCAATCAAACTTAAGAACACCTTTACCAATCTGATATCCGCCGGAATCTCCTACGATAACGGTACGACCTCTATTACGTTGCTGTATCATTGATTCTTGCTCAAGGCTTTTCTGGAGATCTAACTGAGCATGTCCTGCAGAATACAGCGCATAGGTATAGGTAAAGTAACCTTCTTCTTCGTTAAGAAAGTTCATTCCTTCGATACCTCGATCCATTCCTTTAGGAATACGGTCGTTAGGCACAAACTCTTCGAGTCGTTGTTTAGCTACATAGGTGCTGTAAAAACTACTGATAGCAGGTAGATATACAGCATAATCTTTCTGCAATGGTGTAAGGTGTATTTGTCTTTTCATATTATGGGCTTGCCTGTTCCATAACTTCTCCATAGTCACGTGATGTTTCTTGTGCCAATGTCGCAGTTATTTTTAGTTGTTGTTTTGCTTTTTCTAGATTTTCTAATGCTATTTTAACAGCGGAGTTAGTTTCAGCCAATGATTTCCACTGTAGTTCTTCGGCACGTTTATCACGGGCCCAGTCTAGCAATGACTCTGCTTCGTGATTTAGGCCAACTGAAGCGGTTGCCATGTTTATCTTTTGCCAGTTCTGACCGTCAAAGACTTCCATGCATTGCATACTGGTATTGTATCGCATGTTGCCGACACCCTGTGAACCAGAATAGTTATTGACGTATGTGCTGGCGCCGCCTCCTGACACCTGCACATATCTACCTGTGGGCATAATAGTACTAATCATTAGGCCGCCTGTGCTGGAATAATGTATTTGTAAGTTGCCAATCCGCTGTCTAGCGTGATCTGGATAGCGCCTTCATTGCTCAATGACATCTTGGTGTTGTTGACATCTGAAATCTTAAGAATACTCAAGATAGGCAACACAGGCCAAGTCCAACCACGATCAAGTTTACCTGGTACATTCTGTGCAAAGATAAACTCTCCGCCGTGTGTTGATGCATCACCGAAGATAAACTTTAGATTTCCACCTTCTGTCTTGGCAAGGAATGTTGGATGCTCGTTGTTAGCACCTGCTTGGAAGTTAAAACGCTGTACAGCAGCAACAGTAGGTTCTACTTCTACGTCCCACTTAACACCACGGAACTTGACAGTCTTCATCTTTTCGTTGATGATTTCTGAGTTCATAAAACGATAGTCGTTCTTGAAGTCACCGTCTTTGTTTTCAAAGTGGATGCCTACAGGAATAGTTTCGCCATTGCGTTCTGCTGTAGTGATAGTGATTTTAGCATCATCTTTGTATTCTGCACCATCTAGCAGATACTTTAGCTTTTGCAGTTGCGGCATACCGAATACGCCAATCATGTCTGCATATGGAGCAGAAGTTTCAGCTTCCATGATAACTGAACGGTCATCTGCCATTGAGTTAATAGTTGTCTTTTCTTCTGTACCTGTTACCTTGACGGTAGTTAGAAAACCGAGGTTCTGTGTATGACCCACGATATCTTGTAAAATGTCTTTCATTAGAGTTCTCCAGTTATAATCTGATTATATTTAGATCTTGAGAAAAAAACAAGTGTCAAATCACTCAAAATCAAATAACTTGTTAAAGGTATTATCGCTTCTAGTTTGACTGATGTCCCATTCAAGGACCCCGATCAAGTTTTCTAGCTTTTCATCGATAACGGTATTTTCCATCTGATGATCGTCAAATGGAAGATCTTTAAACCACTGCGGCAATCTCAGTTCGTCGACTGGGTAAGCCACAGATGTATAGCCCATAGGATTTTCTTTGAGCTTGCAGACGATGACCTTGGCACCGTCTACGATAGTCATAGAATACTTGTCGTCAAACATACGTTTCAAAGTATTCCAGTTTAAGGAAGCTCTAACATGACCTGGCATATTGGCCTTGCCTGCTTTCTTTTCTTTGGCTGCATACTCTGTAATGTTGTTGGCACGTTTAGGTGAACCTTTTTCCCAACCTGGTCTAGTTTTAAAATCGGTTCGGAAGTCAGTGATATATTCTAACACTTCTTCTTTAGGTACGCCATTTAGTACTCGGGTCAAGACTTCACTGAGAAAGTCTTGGATAACAACCGGGGTATCTGACCGCTTGAGGTCGAGCCCCATGGCTTTAATCTTGCCTGGTTTGCCGTCGACGTCTGATCGCTTGCCTTCTTTGTCGTAGTAGAGGACTGCATATCGTTTCTTTGTAATAAAGAGTCCTTTGCTTGCAACAATCTCGCGACCTGCCTTGATGACCTCTCCTCTAGATTTTGGCACGTGGAAAGCGTCTGACATGAACTTGACGAAGGTTCCATTTACAGTTTCTCCTATGGTGTCATAAAGTTCTACGACTGATTCTCTAGTCCAAGGAATCAATCCTTTCTCAATGTCCTTCTTTAGCGTAGTATACGCAGAGAAGTAACAAGAGTCTGTGTCACCGTAGATGATAGCTCGACCGATATGGTCATACTCTCCGGTAATGATTTCGTTTACTTTACTGGCCATATGTTTTGCAATAGCTCTGCCCGTAAGCGTGGTAGATTGCCCGATCCTATTATCGAAAAAGCGACAACCAGGATTAAGGATTGCACCATAAAGGCTATTAAGATTAATCTTTTTAACCAGTTGACGCTTGTCCCAATATTCTTCTTCAATCTTGTTACCTGCCGCGATAGATTCTTTAAGTTTGGCCTGCATCTCTTTACGCTCTTTATACCAACGAGCTAGCAGACCAGGAATGATTCCTTCAGTTTCATATGTGAAGATAGTACCGTTGGCACTGATCATCCATGGTTGATTACTTTCAAATATAAGATCATAAACTTGAGCGGCACTAAGGGTATCGCTGCCGCCACCTTCCCAGTCGATAGTTATGTCTCGTCCTACTTCTCTTTCCATCACTGAAGTGTATTCTAGACTTCCAAAGATGCCTTCCCAAGCGGCCGCAAAACTCTTACCTTTGGCCATTTCAGCTTCGAGGTGTGCTTTGGTCCCATCTTGGCGCAGTTGTCCTACGATAGTTTCGGGCCCCATGTTTAATGCACGAATGGCACTAGGATACAATGAGTTAATATCTAAAGAACCAATCCACTCGTGGATGCCTTTCTTAGGATATGCAACATACGCACCTGCGGCCTGTGTATCACCGTGTTCTTCCATCTTCTTACGATTAGGAACGATCATACCTCTGCGATGTGCTTCATTGATAATAGCCTGTTCAGTAACAGCTACCGCACCCATAGTTGTCTGTAGCAATACAGTATTTTCGTGTGCGATCTTGTTTGACAGATCTAAGAACTTTAGTTTTTTATCTAACTTATCAAGTAGGCTTGTATCTTGTCTGTTGTATTCAATAAACTTTTTAAAGTCATTGTTATACAACGCATCGAGTGTGCCTTCGTAGACTGTTTTGTTTTCGCCAATCTCCATCTCACCGATCGCATCTAGTCGATAAGTGTGACGCTCTTCATAGGTATATTTGCGATATAGCTCAAGACTATCTAAGTGAACACGACCGATTAGATCATATGTGACCGCTGTCTTACCAAACTTTTCATACTCTCTTTTCTTAGGATATTGGTTCCAAAGGCAGAAACGACGTGTATCTTCTTTGCTTAGGACTTTGGTAACACGATTGACCGTATAGGGAATATCAAACCCTTCACTGTTCCACCCGCTTAAAACATCAGCATCTTGTATCAGATCTAGAAAAGCATCTAACATATCTGCTTCGTTGTCGAATAGCATGGTATTAGGAAAATCTTCTACAGCCTTGGTTGCTTCAGCCATAGATAGCGTCTTAGGTGGCATAGCTAAACAAACTAATGTGTCAACCCATTGTAGATGCACAGCGATAGATGTGATAGGCATAAATGCATCGTCTGGGCTAGCATATCCTCTAGCAGGGTCGAAATCGACCTCAATATCGAAAAATGCTACATTTAGTTTTGGAGCGTCAATGTTGATATAATGGTCTTCTAGACATCTAAAGATAGGATTGATGTCTGATTCGTATAGCTTTTTGTTTGAATGTATAGCAAGTTCTTTTCGTAGTTCTTTGATATTTTTACAGACTACACGGGTGAGTGGTTCACCTTTGATACTTTGATACTTGCCCTTGGGATCGTAATAATAGAAAAGATGCTTGGCAGGATAATCTTTAAAATGCCTTTCACCTTTTTCATTGCGCTCAACGACACGAATAATGTCGTCTTCGCGATCATAGAATGCGTCAACGTAACTCATATTTTTCTCCTTGCGATTTTCGGCTCGCAAATACCCAACTGATCATTTATGGCTGATCGAACCTTATATTAATTAGTTAGCATTCTTATCAGACCGTATGTATCAATACTGGTCAACAAGATGTAGTTAGCCAACATGCCAAATGATTTCCTAGTATAAGCAGCCCAAGCATACATGGCGCAGCCAGAGATCCAAACAGGATAAAGAGCGAGAAGTGGTGGGTTGGGGACAGTAACAGCCATAGTAATACTGCACCCAATACTGACAGCCCAAGCGACAAGCTCAACAATAAAACGGAAAGGATTACTGTTCCAGTCATCTCGTATCCAATCAAAGGTTGGTTTTAATAAGTCTATCATTCTGGTAAGCGTTTAGTAACACCAAGAATACCTTCGATTTCTTCCCATTCGTTTTCGTGATCTTTCCAGTTGTCTTTATGTGCGATGCGAATAGCTTTATTGATAATACTTGGTTTAAGTTGTAGTTCTTCTGCTACTGCCTTGACTGTTTCTTTAAGACCTTCTTGCAGATCTTCTACTTCGCGTAGGACATTTGATCCTTCGTTGATCAATCTTTCTAGTTTTGCTTTTTCTTCCGGACCATAGATTTTTGCCATTAGTTTCTCCTGACTATAAGACAAGTATATAGTCATAAAAAAAGCCAGTCAACCTATGACTGGCTTTATATTACCAAAAACAAAAATTATTTTTGTGCTTCGGATAGAACGTCGTACATTTCAAATACACCGCCCATACGCTCGTATACTAAACCAGCATAAACTTCTTGTTTGGCTGATTCGTTAAACTTTCTTTGAGCGATTCTAGTTGCCCAAGCAAACAGTTCACGATCAACTGGATCGATTTGTTGTTGGCCACCGCTTTCACGGACTAGTTGGATCATTTGTTTGAAAGTTAGTTTTTGTTCTATGCTTTCTTTAACTGCTTTCTTTTTACCGAAGAACTTGGCTTGTTTAGCACTCATGCCCTTTTTATCGTCCTTCTTGTCTCCGCCCTTGGATTTAGCAGCACTCTTCATTGGTTCTTTCTTGTTGCCGTCTTTGTCTAGATCTAGGAAATCTGGCTTAGAACCTTCTTCCATCTTTTCCTTCTTGGCTTTCTTCTTGTCGTCAGCTTTCTTGGCTTCTACCATCTTGCTGAACTTAGATTTAAATGCCACTGGATCGATGGATTCTTTCTTAGCTTTCTTCTTTGGTGCGTCTTCGTCGTCACTAACATTAGGAGCTTTATCACCGCCGTAGTTCTTGCCTGCGTGGTGTTTGATACCTGTTTTAGTCTTTTCGATAGTTCCGCCAGTTGAGCTTGGCTTCTTATCGCCGACTTTCATTTCTTCTTTGACTTCTTCTTTATCTTCTTTCTTTTCTTCAGCTTTTTTCTTAGCTTCTGAAATATATGAAGAAGTGCCAGCTAGTACACGAAGCTGGGCGTCTTCGTTTAGCTGTACAGCTTTAGGTAGCTGTGGTGCAGGAACTGAGCTGATCTTGTCATCTAGTTCTCCGATCTTGTTAATGAGTGCTTTAAAATCCATGTTAGTGTCCTTGCGTTTTAAGGTTCATAATGTATTTATCTTTTGATAATAGATTCGCTTTTCTTCTTGCTCTTACGTTTCTGCCCGTAACTGCCCCCAAACAGCGTTCCTACATTAGGGCCTGCTCCTGTAGCAGATGTACTAGCTATAGCTCCTGCGCCTGTAGCACCCGCTGAAGCGGACTCTTTTACAGGTTTCCTTAATATTTCTGCTAGTCTCATTTTTTATGCCCTCTACGCATATTTATCTGCCAGCGGGCCAGTTGTCCTTTACGCCCTTTTGCATGTGAAGCCTTTTCTAGTTCAGCCATAGTAGCTTTTTTGGGTATTCCGTGACGTTGGCTATCACCCGGACGACCAGGACCTTTACCGTCCGCGAAGTTTTCTTTAGTTAACGAACCGTCGATTATTTCAGGATGCGACTTGGTATAAAGTTTCATCAGATATCCTGCTTTGGAATCTGCATCCATTTCATTGGGACTCCCGGGAGGACTATGTCCATGTATACGACCCTCTTCACCCTGTTTTTCATGAGTCATTTCATGCGCTAGGGTTCTAAAGATATCTACTAGATTTCTATGTCCTGTATAGACATATATTACATTTTTCTCTTTATTAAAATAACCAGTTCTATGTTTGCTTTTTGCTAACTTAGTATTGTTACTAAAAATAATCTCTGGTAGGGGATCGTGTAGGTTTAGCTTTTTGTAAACCCATTTTATAAAGTGTTCTACTTTTTTCTGATGTGGATGATAGTCTTCTCTGATGCTTTCATCTTTTGCTGTAGCAATAGCGTTACTACCACCTCTATCTTTGCTAACAAGTTGTTGAGGCTCGTGATCTTGTTCGCCTTTGGCTACACGTCTGGCACGTTTAAGCCCGTCTAAGATAACTCTAAGACTGTCTTCGTCTGCTTGATATTTGATACCGATGCCGCCAGCAGCTTCCCATGATGTTATATTGCTTCCTCGATCGTCGATTAATACGTTAGGAAGTCCATTGGGACTTTTAGCATATTTGGCCTTGTTAGGAGTTATAATGATTTCTTTAGGTTGTACATGTAGATTCTTTTGAATCCATCTACGCTTTTGTACACCTGAGTTCTCGTGATCTCCTCTAAGAGGACTTGAACAGATCTTATAACTTCCGGCAGCATCGACTACTATATCTAAAAGTTTATCTGCTGTTGGAAACTTAGGAAGCCTAAAAAAGAAATCAGTACCGACCATCTTATCTAATGTAGGATCTGCCTTGGCGGGAGGAATGTCTCTGTAGTTACCGCTTTTTACTCCTGCAAGTTTAGCATATTCTGTAAAGAAGTCCGCGATCACACCGTCCATGTCTACATAGACTTCCATTCCTTCTGGTAAGTGTAGATCTGCTGCTTTCATTAGTGTTGTCCGTAAGGATTTTTAGGAGTATCTTCTTCGTTATTATTTTCTGGGTATACCGGATATTGTTGAGGCTCCGGTGACTTATTTTCTTCTTCTAGACGTTTTGTCGTTCTTTCGATATAGTCTTTAAGAGTTTTGTCCATTAGTCTGTGGCCTTTTCACCTGTACGAGATACTTCCCATTTTTTACCAGTCTGCTCAGTTTTTCTGCGGCACATGTCTTGTAAACGACGAAGCTGGGCCATTTCTCTGTGATCGTCAGCGTATGTTCCTTGACCGTGTAATACCTTCCATTTCCTACCATTGATATAGATGGCAAAGTTATTTGGTGGTTCAGTATTACCCTCGTCCCAATCGTCAGCTCTATTTCTGCGACCGAACCCGCTTACGCTACTATTGTAATCTCTATCGTAGCTTCCGCCACCACCGAAGTAGCCTGCCTCATCTAAATCACTTTTTATAATATCTTTGTATCTCATTTTAAACTCCAAAGCTACTGCCACAGCCACATGTAGTAGTGGCATTAGGATTTTTTATAGTAAACTGACTGCCCATCAAATCTTCTTTATAATCAATAACAGCACCAGTCATATAGGTCATACTCATCGAATCTATAAGTATTTTCCAACGTCCTACTGATATTTCAAAATCATCTTCATTCTGCTCGTCATCAAAGGTAAAACCGTATTGGAATCCAGAACATCCACCGCCTTGTACAAAGGTGCGCAACTTTAGATTAGGATTGTTTTCCTCATCTAAAAGATCTTGTATCTTTACTTTAGCCGATGGAGTAACTTCTACCATTATAGTCCTGCACCTCCAACTAGATCACCTCTCTTCGCTGGACGATTTTTTTTAGAACCGCGGTTACTCCATTGTCCTGCAGGGCCTTGCTTGTATGATCCTGCCATTGGAAACTTCATACCTTCTGTGGTTTCTTCTTTATTGCCGTAGCGTCTTTCCCATTCTTCACTGTCGACTATATCGTCGATCTCGTCGTTGGCATATTTGATAAGACTCTTTATTGTTTTTTCTAGATTATATACGCTACCGTTAGCCTGGCGTATAGCCTGTACTGACTCGTCAATAGCATCTTCTAGATCTAATACACTGTTTTGATCGAAGCCTTCTAGAGATTGTTTTAGCCCCATAATCTGGCTTTCTATTTCTTCAAACACATAATGGTTGTCGCTGCTGATTTTTAGAACCGAAGGAAGTATTTTTTCTAAGCTAGAGATATGTGCTTCAATCTTTGCTATTTTAGCATCAGCGTCTGGATTGCCAGTTGCTTCATCTACTTCGATGGGTTTCTTGTGTTTAACTTCGCCCTGTTTTTGAGATTTCTTTTTATCTTTATGGGGACCAGCACCTGTCTGTGTAGGAGCATGACCTGTTCTTGGCTTAATATTAAACTTCTTAGCCTTACGATCTTTTTTATTTTCTAATAGTAGGTCTTTGATTTTCATTGTTTTATTCCCATACCTTTTCTGACCAATGCAAACATTTCTTCAGCTAGTTCACCTGCTCCCGTTGCTTCTGCAAATCCTTGAAGATCATTGTTTGCAGCCGCAGCTCTTGCTTTACTTGCGCTCACTCCTTCGACACCGGGACTATCTGGATCTCTAGCACCACTTGATTTTAAATCAATAGTTTCAAAATCATAAAACCCGTGTGCTTTCCCTTCGATACCGTTGTAGTCTTTTATTAACTTTCCCATAACTGGTAGTCGATCATCACCAGCTACAAATGTTACATGTTTATAACCTTGATCGTATAGATAAGAGCAAACTTTTCCTATAGTATTAAGATTAGCATCATCAACTACCTTTCCTGCATGTTGCGGAAATAGTTGTTTGATAAATCTTACTTTATCCTCTGGACTTAAAGGATTTTCTTTTTTATCCTGTGTCCTGCTAGGAAATATACGATAATCGCCGCCGACTGAAGCAACAGTGTCCATTAACTTTTCGTGGCCCAATGTGGGAGGATTCATCCTGCCAAAGCAGAAAGAAACGTGTTTAGACCCGTCTTCGAAAAGTTCTCTGAATCTCACTTATACTGCCCTTCTTCAATATGTTTGTGTTGTTCTTCTGCTATTTTTTTAGCAAGGTCGATAATAACTTCTGGAGTAAACTTCTTATTCTTATCATTAATATCAAATTTTGCACAGTAATCCTCGCAGCAATGTTCTAACGGTTTGATATAAAACTTGTAAGCATCGGGCCTTCCGTGAAACTGTTGATGTTTCATTATAGCAGGAAATAGATGATTTGCCAATAGGTCAGAATCATTATCGATATAAAACTTCAAATCATCTCCCCAATCGATTTCGGGCTCTTCGGTTTTTTTCGGTCCGCCGATTGGACTAAACATTTCTCTCAGTAACATTACCAGCTCCTACACGACCAGTAACGTGCTTTCCAACGTGGTCCTGGATTCTTACAGTTGTGACGTGCTCTAAATGATTTACGTCTCTTAGGGTTTGATTTTTTGATACGCATCTTCTTATCGCCGAAGTTTACCTTGACGATATTGCCGTTTGGCTTGCGTACATATACTTTTGATTTCTTAACGTCGCCTGGCAGTTTCTTACCTAGCGGTACATTCTTACCGTGATACTCTGCTTCGTTCTCGATGCCTTCTGTCTGCTCTTCTGACTGCATGTAATCCCATACAGCGACTAGCATACTCTTTGCTACAGCTATTTTTTCTTGGCACCATTCTGGTAGATTATCACCTGCGTGTATAAGATCGTCTAGACCTTGTACAGCACGTTTCATAGTTTCGAGATTATTGTCGGCCATACCGGCTTCATCATCATATTCAGCATCGGAACCCTCGTGTTTAGGAGTTTTGTGATGCTTCTTCATGTTGATAGCTATAGCTGCCTGCTGTGCAGGATTAGCGGCTTCTGGTACACAGTTAGGTACGGTTTTGCCGCCCTTCTTCTTTGTACCCACTGGATGGTATCCTTTCCAACATGGATTATCTTTGGGATCTTTGAGGCCTTCTTCTAGGAATCCTTCTAGGAAGTGTATACCGTTTCTTGATAAGTGCTCAAGTGCTGTATCATCAAGATCGATAACGATGCCATCTTCAGTAAATCCTACGATTTCAGTGGCTATTTCTAAATCTTCATTAAAGCTAATACCAAAATCGTCGCCTATCTGGAATGCAGATTCTCCAAAACCTTTGGCTTTGGCTTCACGTTCTAGATCGTTCTTTCGTTGTATAATAGCTTGGCGGATTTCTGGATCTTTGCTAGCGATAGGATCCATCTGTAGATCCTGCAGGGCCTTGCGTTTTGCCTGCAGATCTTCTGGGCTCTTAAGCTCTGTTTCTGCTATAATATTATCTATTTTAGATAAAAGGTCTCTCATAGTACTCCCTCACGAGGTCATACTATATTTATCGTTTAGTGCCGGTTAGTAATTATAACGGATCTCGGTGATTTCACCGCTGTTAATGGTACCTATAGCACGAAGCCATACGAATCTACCCTTAACATTTATAGTATACGAGTCATCGTAGTCAGTAGACCCGTCACCTAGCATAGCATCATTATCGTCAGTATCTTTGAGGTCAAACCAATCATCATCGCCCGGATACAGTGCTAGAGTAGCTTGTATTTTCACCTCACCAGACCAGTTTTTAAAGTAAAAAACGATAGTATGTAGGCTATCATACCCAGTCTGATACCCGGCACCTTTTTGCTGTGTGCCGGTAAAGTTTCCTGGAGTTGATGTAGCGGGCAGTAGAGTTTTGATTTCGTTGGTCATCAATTATTTATCGGAGATAATGTATTTGTAAACTCGGCCTACTACTTCGGAGTTTCTAAGTTTTAACATCAGCAGAGTCTGCTCAGAGTCCACTAGCACGTATCTACGATCCCAGTTCCAGTCAGTATACATGAACCACTTGTTCACAGCTTCTGTACAGCGGATCTTAGGAGCCTGAGAGTTCACCCATTTAAGATACTGCTCCTTAGCTAGTTTATCGTTTTTCAACTTATGTGGAAGCAGATAGACACGATACTGATAGATATCGTGCGGGTATTTTTTAGAAACTATTACGTAGTCATCTAGTAAATCTTCGTCTGAACCTGGCTGGAACCTATGAGTCAGTTTATCTTTAAACTTTAGGGATAGATCATCATAAATGTCTCTATCATTGGTATAGATGTCTAGTTTTTCACCTTCAATACGCTTAAACCATTTTGTGCTGTCAATCTTTTCAAGGATATCAATCATGCCAAAAAGGTCATCTTTATTGACAAAGATTTTATTAAGACGGTTGTTGCTCTTGTAAGGATGTTCACTGGGAGTCGCGCTATCGCAGATAACGCGAGCCTGATCTAGAGAATACCTAAAGACATGAGCCCCAGGTTGATAAACCGTTATCTTATAGTTCCACTTATTGTAGAACTTCCGATTGGTTGTCTTGGTCAGATGTTCCATTTTCTAATGCCAGTAGTTTAGCAGCTTTTCTCTGCTCTTTGGTTAAAGGTTTAACTAGTTCGCTCACTGTAAACTCGAGTTTATTATCATTTACTGAAACAGTCACTCGTCCACCGTTGACAAGATCACCAAACAGCACACGACGACTCAATGGACTCTTGATTTCGTTATCGATCAATCTGGCCAACGGTCTAGCACCCATCTTTTTATTGTAACCTTTTTCGGCCAACCATTTAGCAGCTTCATTGTTGATAACGATTTCGATGCCTTTATCTTTAAGCTGATCGTTGAGTTCTTTTCCAAACTTTTTAACGATCTGAATAACCACTTCTGGCTCAAGGCTCTTGAACTTAACAATAGCATCTAAACGATTTCTGAACTCTGGTGCGAAGTACTTCTTGACCGCTTTATCATCTTCACCATCTTTGGCCAAATCGCCAAACCCGATAGTGTTGCGTTCATTATCTGCTGCACCTAAGTTTGACGTCATGATAAGGATAGTGTTTCGGCCATCTGCGGTTTTACCGTTGCTGCCTGTAACAAATCCATTATCCATGAATGCCAATAGGATATTGCTTACATCTTGATGTGCTTTTTCGATTTCGTCGAGCAACAGAATAGCATTAGGATGTTCTTGTAGTTTGGTAATAAGCATACCTGCGTTATCTTCGTAACCTACATATCCAGGAGGTGCACCGATCAGACGTGCAACTGAATGCTTTTCTTGATATTCGCCCATATCAAACCTAATAAGTTCCATGCCCATTTTGTCGGCTAGAGTCTTAGCTGTTTCTGTTTTACCAGTACCTGTGGGACCTAGGAATAAGAAACTGCCAATAGGCTTGTTTGGTGCTTTCATACCTGCTTGCGAAACAAAGATCTTATCAAGCAGAATCTGAACAGCATCTTCTTGACCGAACACAGAAGCCTTCAACCCATCTTCGAGGTCAGCAAGGTTCTTTGATTCTTTCTGCGCTACTGTTTCTAGCGGCATACTGATCATTTTACTAAGCTCATAGGTTACCTGTTCTAGATCAACAATCTGCTCGACGCCTTCCATTGTCTCATCATCCTTGATCTTGTAACGAGCGCAGGCACAGTCAATAATATCAATGGCCTTGTCTGGCAACTTCTTATCTGCCATATATTTGATCGATAGTTTTACTGCCTGTTCGATAGCAGCATCAGTGATTTTGACGTTATGGTGCTTTTCGTAATACTTACGGATTCCTTTGATGATCTTAACAGTCAACTCTGGAGTTGGCTCATCAATAGTAATACGTTGGAATCGACGCATCAGCGCACGATCCTTTTCAAAGTACTTGCGATATTCTTCCCAAGTAGTTGAAGCAATGAGTTTAATGATACCTTTAGTCAATACAGGCTTAAGAATGTTAGCAAGGTCGTTGCTGTTCTGGCTAGCAGAACCTGCACCGTTCATCATATGTGCTTCATCGATGAATAAAATAATCTTGCCTTTGCGTTCGAGTGCAGTTAGCACAGCCTTAATGCGTTCTTCAAAGTCACCACGATACTTGCTGCCTGCGAGTAACGCAGGGATGTCTAATGCATAGACTGTGTGATCTTGAATAAACTTCGGTACTTTCTTTTCAAAGATTTTACGTGCAAGACCTTCTGCAATAGCAGTCTTACCTACGCCAGGATCTCCTACCATTAATACATTACACTTGTTCCTACGTGCTAGAACGAGTTGTGTTTTTTCTAGTTCCTCGTCTCTTCCGATAACAGGATCAATAGCTTTTTGTTTTGCTCGCAAGCTAAGGTTCGTGCAGTATTGATTCAAGATTCTATCCGCTCCTGAGGTAGTTGTTATTTGTTGTGGTGATTCTTCTTCGTCTTCGTGTACAGCTACATTT